ACATGGGGTCCCCTTGGCCTTTAAAAGACTAGGTACTCCCTTGGTGAGTAGTTAAACTCGGATTTGATCTGAGTAAGACTCCACAATCTTAATTGATAGTTAAGATAGGGTATCATGTACTTTAATGATCAAGGATAAGGTAGCAAAGAACTATTTAAGTTTTTTACCTTATAAGTGGCACTTGACACCTGGCGTCCCTTTAAAAAGGAACAGCGCAGATCTTTAGCCCTTTTATCTTTTATTATCCAATGAAAACAAAAAATAAAAAAGTAAGTAAATTACCTTCTTATCTATTGTATCGAAGAATTTTAAAAGAGGGTCAAAGATTGGTTGCCCTAGATAGTGAAAACTTTCTAGACATTTTGATGAATTATGCATGGAAATTAACCACGCTTATAATACATCGTAATGTAAAGGTCACTAGTAAGCTAAAAGTCTTTTACCAGTTCGGAAAGTACCTTGTTTTTCTTAATAAAAAACATGGTTCAATCTTTGTGGCAAAATACCTAAAAGCCGCTTTGCTAGCAATACAACGTCGGATAGCGGGTAGTCCGGTTAAATCTCTTCGTGAGATTGAGCCCGACTTACCGCTTCCCCGACTAAGCAGTTCTGGTTTACCAGCTTGAATTGGATCCCGTGATAGGAGAGCTATTCTTAGTCTCTCTCTATCCGTGGTTCAATTCTACCTGACTATTTATAGTCTTCACAGGATCATTGAGGCTCCTGTCAAGGCTAAAATAGAAACTATTACTGCTCCGTTTTCGGGTTCTCTTTCCTTTTTAGAGGGGTCGTTGGGTTATTATGAATTTTCATTCAGAAAACTTATTAGAATTCCTACTATAAACTTAAGAGGGCCGAAAGGTCGAGATGTTGTATTGCTACAGCTAATGACTACCTCTTCTTCCAATAGTGAATTTTCTTGAAAAGGATGGGCATTTGATGCCTATCTTATCAGGAATAATCCAGCTATGTACTCATTAGTACGTAAGTGATTAGAATTAACTTCTAATTTTGATCTCTTATCCATACTAAATATGAGTAGGCTAAGACCTTCTTGTGAAGGGATCCGTGAGGACCCCTCCCTAGGTCGTCTTAGTTTTAAAGAAGAGGCAGCGGGTAAATTAAGAGTTTTTGCTATGGTCGACTCATGGACTCAGTCCATAATGAAACCTTTGCATGATCTTTTATTTAAACTATTGGCGTCAATTCCAAACGATGCCACTTTTAACCAAGATGCTGCTTTTAAAAGAGCAATATCTAAAGGTGAAAAGTATGGTCATAGTTATGGTTTTGATCTTTCTGCGGCAACTGACCGGCTCCCATTAATTCTACAGATAAAAATTCTGTCAGGAATCATTGGTGGGCACTTAGCTTCTCTTTGAGGTCTTATTCTTACAGCTAGAAGTTATACACTTCCTGCTAATAAAAAATATAACCTCGAAGGAGATAAACTGGTTTATGCAGTTGGGCAGCCAATGGGAGCTCTTAGCTCTTGAGCTATGCTCGCTTTAACACATCACGCTATTGTTCAGTATGCCTACTCCCTTATAGGGGGGAGAGGCTGAACTGAAGCATATGAGGTGTTAGGAGATGACATTGTCATCTTCTCTCCCCCACTTGCTTCAAAATACGTGGAATTAATGTCACTCTACGGAGTTGACCTTAATATGTCGAAAAGCGTCATATCTCATGGTAAACAGCCAACGGTAGAATTTGCCAAGCGAACCTCTCTTAAGGGTAAAGATGTGTCTCCCCTTTCCATGAAAATGTTCCTAAATCAGGATTCATTTGCTGGAAAGCTGAGCATCTTCTCATGATGAGCTTCTAGAGTCAGGGATCAGTTAATACCTGCCTTTCGAGTCATTATGAAGTCCAAAAGGTGAGATGATAGGCCTTGTAACTCAAGATTTGCGTTACTAGGTCTTCTCTCACTTTCTGTTTCTTCTGGAGCAATTCCTTTTGAGTGGGTGTTAAGAGAGCTTAAAAATACTAGAGCTTATTTCAAGAAGAGTAAATCTCTGTTTATAACAGATTTTGACTCTAAATGAGGTTATGCTATTAGTAAAGCTGTTCTCCAGGGTGAAGATATTTCTAAATTCGAACCCAGAGACTCTAACGCTTATATGTTCGAGCAAAGATGATACAAAGTAGCAGTAATAAGGAGGATTGAAAGTCTAGTTAAGAAGTATAATTCTGTTGATCCCTACGATATGAAACGTAGGATTCTAAGATCAATAGGATCATACTCTACCTTTCTTTCTGATATGAAATATCTACCTTCAAAATCAATCACCTGAATTAGATGTATTGATGGGAAAGTTTTCCCTTCAATAAGTCATGTTTCAGATTTAATTGATGGCGAATTTAAGATTTTATATCAAAGAGGCTTTTGATCAGGTTCCGCTGAACGCGGATATTTGATTTATCATGCCCTTAATCCTGATAATCTTCAATCTAAGAAACCAATCAAAACTTTAAAATTTAAAGTAAAAAAGATTAGTTATCTTACTTTTGAAGCTTATTTCAAAAATAATCCCCATTTCTCCGATTTTCGGTGAAGTGGTCAATTTGTAAATCATTTATGATTTACTTATTTAGACGGAATATTAGCGAACCCTTATTTAACTCTCCGCTTTTACGGAAATATGGAATTATCAAAGTATTCTTTGAAAATTCTATTAGGTTTCCTCCAAGAGGTTGAGTCTGCAGCGTCGGTTCTTAGTGCCTTTTCTCAAGTAAAGAGAGAGCCTAAGGTCTTGGAAGATAATCTCACACTCGTTCAGTTTATTGAAAAAACAATTACTGACGGTTTTCGAGATTCTTCTGAAAACCAGAAGCTTGCTCTTTATTCCAGTTGAACTGAAGTCAGTGATATTGGAGCAAGGGAATTGCCTAAGAAACGCGTGAATGCTACTACTAAAGTAGATACCATGTGATTAGGAACGACAATGGGAAATCCTGAACCGAAAGAGATGCCTATCCTTAATGAACAGCAGCAGATGATGACTTTTGGAAAGGTATTAAAACCTGATCCTATATCAAAACCTTTTGATGAGGAGCTTAAGTCGAAAGAAGCGGTTGTCCATAGCGAAGAACGTGACTATCCTAAGTTTAATTGGGGTAGTTATTTACTTTTTGTCATTTTCTGATGGTGATTATTATCACAATCTCCTGAGGAAGATAACATAAAAGAGATCTTCTTGGATGATTCTCAAGAATCTCCAAAGATTATTCGCTATCCTAGCATCCAGATCTATTGTGCTCAGTTATTATTCATTTTATTGATATTGTTTATATTTTTATATATACCAATTCAGTGAAATGAAATAACAGTGAGTACAGGATTAGACCCTAATATAGTTATTAGTAATTCTCCTCATGAATTATCAGACTTTCGTTTTCCAACTATGTTGGAATTGATTGAATGACGTTCACGGGTAGAACCTACTGTTTCTATTATAAGGTCTCCTGAGATAGGTCATGGATGATCGGAACCTTGGTCTTTTAATGAGACCTGGCCCGATTGATTAAGGTAAGCAATCATGTTTACTAGTGACAGTTGGTAACTAATAACCCTCGGTTAAAATTTAAGATGCATAGTAAGGAGACGGTTTGTTATTAGGAAGAACCTAATAGCAAGGGGTAGACCCCCAGTTTCCTTTGCACGTAGAGGCGTACCGAAGTTCTTAAAGATTGTTCGCTATTGCAGTTCAATTGATTTGATACTGAACGACGTCATCTCTTCCAAACCCAACTTGTTGTTGGCAACGAGGAACGTTCCTATCAAGGGGACTCTTGTTGGCCCCCTATTCGGTAGTTTAATACTACAGGGTAGGTGTTCACTATTTTGGAGTTCTTGGTTTCCGTGTGCTTCTTGCATGCGTCTTATCTTTTAAAAATTAACACAGTAGGAAAGCAGTTAGCGAAAAAGGGAAAGAATAAAGTATTTCTCTTCTACTGTGACCTTTTATTCAGGCTTGAGTATCGATCAATACACG